CCTTGCGACACCAGCGGCTGCGCGGCGCCCACGGTGCTCATGCCCGTAGCGCCAGACACAAATGGCTGAAGTGCCCGCACGCCCGCGCTGTAGTCCATCCCCTGCAACTGACCGACTTGGTTTTGCAGGAAAGGCGCAGCAGCACCGACCCCGCTCATGCCGCCAGCGGTTGTTGCATATGGGGACAGGTAGCCGAGCGATGCCCCGTAATTCATGCCGCCCAGTTGCGCAGCTTGCTGCTGGAAATACGGGTTTGCAGCAGCCGCACCACTGGTCTGAAGAGCCTGACCAACAAAGGGCGCATACGTCCCAGCGGGCTGAGCATAGTTGATGCCGCCCAGCATGGAAGACTGTTGCTGCATTGCAGGCTGCGCCGCGCCAACTTGATTGAGCGCGCCTGCTTGAGAGATGAACGGTTGAGCCGCTGCTGCGCCGCCAGGGCCTTGCGCAATCTGTTGGGTGCCTCTTGCAGCAGTCTGAAACGCCGGCCGGTATGCCCCCGCGTTTTGTCGAGCCTGCGTGTATGCCTGCTGTTGCAGTGGCGACAGTTCAGCAACCGTCGGCAGGTTGTACGCTTGGTAAGGCGTGGCCGCGACATTGAGCGCGGCATTGACCTGATTGTAAATAGCCTCCTGCATCCACCTCGGCGTTTCCGTTGAGGAGGTCGTCGCCGAAAAAGACGACAGAGGGGTGCCTTGGAAAATGCTCATCGTGCGACTCCCGACAGGTATGCCATCGGCTGTTTAGCATTTGGGCTGAACTTGCCGCGCGCGAGCGCTTTGCCCTTGTGTTTTCGGATTTTGCTCCGCATCGCATCAAGCCTGCGGGCGCCCTCATCAACCGACCCATCGCCCAGCATGGAAACAGTTTCAGCATCCATCACATACTCACCATCGCTCAGCCGAGCATCAATGGTGTCGTCTCGACCAGATCCGCCGCCACGCACAAATCGAGCAACTGCGCTGAGCGGGCCGCCTTGAGCATATGCCATGCCGCCGCGCGCCATTTGTTGTTGCGGTTGCGCATAGGCCGCTTGTTGCGCGCCACCCATGCCGTAACCGCTAATGATGGGCCAGTTGGTCGCCATGTATTGGGCGAGCCCCATGTTGGAGGAGGCTGCGTCAGCCTGCATTCTGTCCCAGTCCCACGACATCGCCGGCCGGTCGAAAAATGCCTGCTGCTCTGGGGACAGTTGCGAGATCGCTTGCTGCACAGCAGGAGGCTTGCTTCCGGCCCCAAGCACCGACGTAAGCATTGCCGCGCTGCCGAGCCTGCTGGCCAGATTGCCGCCGAAGCCGCTAGGTGCTGCGGGCTGAACACTGGTGGTCATAGGGGCAAGCGCTTGCTCAGGAGCAGCAAGGGCCATCCCTGGCTGCTGGGCAAACGGGGCGCCGCGAGCAGACTGAGTGACATCTAGCCCGCCCGTGGCCGGCAACACATCAAACATTGCAGAAGAGCCAGATTGCGCAGCCGTCTGCGACATATCTGCAAACGGGCCTGTGCGCTGCATATTGTTCAGCACGACATCCGAAGGCTTGTTGCTGGCCATCCCGCCTTGCGGAAGGATGCTGGTCGCAATCCCCGCAAGGGTGCCGCCAACTAGCGCTTCTTGAGGTCGATAGCCTGCGGTCAGCATATTCCCAGCCGCGCGAGTGCCGGCGCTCAGCATCGGGGACTGCATCCCCTGGCCAAACTGACCGAGCCCCGCGCCAAGCCCCCCCATCAGCGCCCCTTTGCCGGCGCCTTGCCCGGTGATCGCGCCCAGCCCGCCGCCAACCAGTGCGCCGCCAAGGATTGACTGCCCAGTTTGACCAAGCTGGAGGCCGAGCGCACTGTTAACGCCCCCGCCAACCATGCCACCAAGACCGCCCCCAAGACCCCCAAGAGCCGCCCCCTGAAGCACGTTGCCGCCGGAAAGGCCCGCGCTAACGCCACCAATGACGGCACCGCCGGCAGCGGCAGCGGCTGCCGCGCTAGCGCTAGGGCCTAGGAGAGCGGAGCCAATTGCAGGAGCAAGTTGCGGCGCAATAATTGCGACAGCAATCGGAAGCACAGCCCCCAGCACTTTCTTCAGGCTGAAGAACTGCGGCAGGCCCGTCTGCGGGTTAATAGTTCCTGCGCCGCCCCGCGCCTTGAGCATCGCTGCTTCTTCGGGCGAAATGTGCGCAAGCATCGTATCGCCCAGCCGGCCCTGACTAGCCAAGCTGCGCACATTCGTCAGCCCGCCGCGCGCCATGCGCGCCTTGGCAGACGAACCATCGCGGGCGCCATCTCGCAGTCGATACAGCACTGCAAGCACCGATGCCAGCACCACCGGATCAAACTGCTCGGGCAGATCCTTGGGCTCAGCCATGTCGTCGGCGAGCGCCGCCGCGCGGATCTGCGGGTACGCATTCGGCCGGCTGAGCGCAACTTCCATGAGCTTGATAAGCTCATCAAGCTGATCCATCGGCACATCGGCAAGCTCCGCCTGAGCGGCCTGCATCGCAGGCGCAAATTCCGGCGACCTGCTAACCGATTCAATGATTTGGGTGATTTCCATCATGTGCCTCAACTCAGCGTCTGCGTGAAGCGTTCAGCCCAATCACGCCAGTCGTCAAAATAGTACGGATTGGGAAAGTTGCGCCCGAGCGATGTGTTGTTTAGGAACTGCATCGCCCAGTTTTGCCAGTTGGTCGGGTCGTCCAGACGGCCAAATGTCCCATAAGGGTCCAAGTCCAACGAAACCTGATTGGCCCAATCAACCAGATCCATCCGCGTCGGCAGCGTAACGTGCGGCCGGCTCATCCGAGCACCGTCCTGTCGCCAGAGTCAATGTGGCCAATAATCTGGCCCATCTGGTAGTTGCCATAAACAGCATTGGACTCAAAGCGCACCCGCAACTCTCGCCGCTGCTCTTTGAGCATAACGATCTGCTCATGCGGCGTGGAAGGTGACTCTGGGAATGTGAAGACGCTGCTCACAACTTCTGGCGCGCGAGCATTCGCCCTGCCAGTCACCTGAACCGTCATCGGCCCCTTTTGGACAAAATCAGGCTCAATCGTTGTGATGCGCAGATATTCGTTCCGGCCTTGGACTAGCGCCGAAAGATCGGCCGTCTCAAAGTAGCTGCGAATCGGCCGGATGTTGGGGCCATCGTACTCATCGGTCAGTTGCTCATGCGTCCAGACCTTGTACCCAGGGCCATCGTCAATCACGCCCGTCAAGATCGGCGCAGCGAAACTGTTGTTGAACGAACCAGCGCTGCGCCCACCGTTGGGCAGTTCTGTGTCATACCAGCAGTTTTCGCGCACGTTGTAGATGACAGCGTGAGAGCATTCGGTGGCGTCCCCGCGAGGATAGCACCACCAAACTTCACCGTACCGGGGCACTTTGAACGCGAAAACCTTGTTCTTCGCACGAGGGTTGATGCCGTCGAAGAAGTAGTTCAAATTCATTTGGTTGGGGACTTCTCGCACGACCCCGTTGAACATCAGGAATCGGTCGACCCCGCACCAGAAAAACACCCCGTCGTAATCCACCACGCAGTTTTCGCTGATGATGGAAGTGTCGGTGGCGATGATGTCGAACTGGAAAACAGGTGTACTACCTACGAAAGTTGCGCGGATCACCGCATCGTAGGCCCAAAAAATGCCCGCCGGAGCGCTTCCAGAGCCTGCGCGCAGAGGCAGTCCCTTGATGATCTTCTGGCCCCACACTCGGGCGAGCCCTGAGCCTGTACCAGTCATGTTGGTCGGCTCGCCAGCCACAGACCAACCAATGATGCCGTCTGTGCCGTAATAGAACAGGTACGGGTGCAGCGACACAATCCCGCCGGTCGCATTCGCATCAGGGGGCAACGAGATGCTTTTCAGCAACCCAGTGCCCAGCACCTCGCCGAAGAAAATCTGACCCCCTGCATCGTTGCAGATGCATTCCATGTTAGGTGCAGCATGGGCGATCAGATAGTTTTCGTTGCTGGATGAGTCATACTGGTAGTCAAACATCCAAAGGTTGTTGGCCCCAGGAACATACGCAAATGACCCACCAGCCATGTCTGTATTAGCCGTGGTGATGGTGGTCGCGGTCACCACCACCGCATAATTATTAGGGTCCGAGCCAACGCTTATATCAGCCTCAATCGTGATGACCGGGCCGGTGCTGGTGGCGGTATACCCATGCGTGCCAGTTCCGGTATTGATGTCGGAGGCGACATCTGACGCAGTCGTGTCAAGGTCAGTGTTGAACGCAACTGCGCCGGTCAGAATTGACACCCCGTCAATCGTGATGTCATCCACCGACCCGGCGGCACCGCCCGTCAGCGTCACTGTGCAAGAACTTTCTGCCGCTACCGGCGTGCGGTCAGTGATGATGGAACTGTTGCCCGTGCTGTCAATCGTGAAGCGCTCGAGATAGTTGGCTGAGCCAGAGTGACAGTAGATGAACAGTTGTTGCGTGAAGTTTGAGAACCCCCGGCTGATCTCGGTCAGGTATTTCTGCGTGGCTCGATAGCCACCCATCTTGCGTGGCAGGCCGCGCTGCCAGCGCACCCACTGGCCGTCAACGTAAAAATCGCCTTCAAACTTAGTCCCATCCCGCTTGATGCCAGGATTGGATTTGAGGATGACGGTCTGCTCAGGCATCAGAACGTGCCCCCGTTGACGACCCCGCTGGGCGCCACGCCAAGCGCTGACCAAGCTGCCGCTTGATCAACCGCTGTAAACAGTGCGATGCCAGTGCTGGTGCCGCCCAGGTTGATGCGCGCACCCGATGCTGTCGTTGCGCCCGTGCCACCATCAGCCACTGAGATTGGAACACTCAAGCCTTGCGTGGCAGCGTTCAGCACATCAGTGCCATCGCAATACAGGATTGCGCGCTCACCTTGCGAGATGGAAACGCCCGCGCCGCCCCCGGAAGGATCGACATCAAAGGTATAAGCCCCGGTGGTTGCGTTGTCGACCCAGTATTGCTGCACCGTTGCTGGTACTTCAACCACGCGATTGCCGGTGAGAGTCCCCGTGAATCGATACGCGACCCTGTTGAGTTCGCTTCCGGTCAGCGTGTATGTGCCTGCCCCGCCTGATACGTCAATGACGGTGTAGTCAAAGGCAAAAATGGCGCTTTTGCCGAAGCCGATGGTGTTGAAGTTGGAACCATCGCTGACGATGATCGCAGACTCACCGGGCTGAAAGCTCAGCGATCCAGCACCATCAATAGTATTGATGCCGCTTGGCGTGGCGACAATCGCGCCGCTTCCACTGTTGCGCAGGTAGCAAAACCAGTCATTGCCAACAGTCGCAGCGCTGGGCAGCGTAAACGTGCCCGCCGCCCCGGTCCACTTGTACATCTTGGCGCGGTCACTGATGCCGGCTGTGTAGTTTGCGCCAAACGTCGTGACCGGGACAGACTGACTCAGCAGGGTTCCAACAGCAACAATCCCCGTGCCAGCAAGTGCAGATGCATTTGTCTGACTGACTGATGCGCCATACTGAAGAGACTGCCAAGAGCCAGCAGCAGTGGTGTTGTTGGTCAGGTATACCTGCCACAGCGTGCCTGCGGCAACCGTGACCACCTGAGTGCCGACCGAATTGCGAACCGTGAAAGTATGCGCGCCACGGTTGTTGAACAGGATCGTGTTGCCAGTGCCGGTTTTGTTGGCTTCCGGCAGCCGAATGCTGAACCCGCCCGCACTCGGCGTGACATCAATAATTCTGGTTGCAAGGTTCTGGTTGGTCGAGGTCTCTTCTGGCCAACTCAGGACAACATCAGCAGAAAGCGCGATTGCCGAGTAACTGATTTCGCTCGGGTAAATGTTCGCGCCGCCGAACACATCGTTGTAGATCGTCATTACGCTTCACTCCTCGCGGCCGAACGGTCAAGGATGCGCTTGAGATCCTCGCCGCTGAGCGCTTGCGCCGCTCGGTCGTACATCGCTTGCCAAGTCTGGATGCGCTCGTCTTTCTTGAGAAATGGCGCAGCCTCAAGCAACGTGGCATACAGCAGCAGATCCGGCGCGTATTCCGTCAACCAGTTCGTCTGGAATTCGTCATCCAAGAATCGCGGCTGCTCGTAGTACAGGATCTCAAGGGTGTCCGTCGCGTTGGGTGTGGGGGCCAGCAACCAATGCTGGTAGTCGTAGTCTGCGTAATACGCAGGCTTCGCTGTCTGAGCTTCTTCTGACCAATATCCACGGCAGAATTCGTAACTGCGCCCGAAAATGGGCTGGCCGTTGATGGTCATGCTGACAGTGTCGCGCCAGCGGTCGGGCTTGCGATAGACAGCCACGCCAACCTGTAGCGGCGTGGTGACAGCACGAATGAAGCCCTGAACCTTGAGTTCGCGAGCGATGCGCCGCTCGCCCAGCGTCACTAGACGCGGCAGTTGCTCATAGACGATTTGGTCGCTCTCAGCGGTAAACCCACGCTCAAGATAGCGCCGAACATCGTCCAGCAAACTGTCATAGGTCATGCTGTAGCTCATAGCCCCCCTCTCGGTTTGGCCGCTGTTTCAGCACGCACCCAATCGAAGTATGCCTCAGAAGCGTGCCAATAGGCAATTCAGTCAGACAAATATAGTGCGCGCTCGGCCGCGCGGCGTCGCACCAGACCCGGCAGCTTGACCCCTTGAGCGAATACCCACCGAGGGAACTGGTCAGCAGCCCCTTGCCGATCTCCATCAAGCACGCGCCTGCGCAGCGTCGAAATCTCCAGATTGCCTGGGCCGACGTTGAAACTGAAATCAACCAGCGCTGCAAACATCCCCGGAGTCATCTCAACAGGGCACAACCGCCAGACTGCCCTTGCGTGCTTGGCAAGATCATCAATCAGCCATTCATCCGCTTCGGCGCGCGAGATTGACGGATATTTGCTGAGAGACTCCCACTTGTTGCGAGACAATAGTCGTCCCCATGCCTGTGTCGGGAATCCGACAGGGTCATGGTATGGATAGATCAGACCATCCTGGCCAACCCGATGCAGGCCCTCGTACTCTCGCGCAAGGGCCAATGCATGATCAAGCCATTTACCCATCTCGCCGCGTGGTGTTGGTAGACCCGCCAAACACCGCTTTCATCGTGCGCTGGCCGAAGTAGTAACCCAGCACCAGCAGAAGCACCGCCCAGTCCTGCTCGGACCATGTTGCAAGAATCGCTGCCTCTTTGCCCTGAGCGACTGACATCGACTGGAACAGAGTCCACTTGTAGACCATGTAAAAGCCAAACGCGGCATAGGTCACTACCGGTCGCACCATGCCAGTAATGAAGTCCAGCAGCGCAAACAGGTAAAACGCTGGCACGATCACTGCCGCGCCCCATCGAGTGCCCGTTACCCACTCTTTCGCCGCATCAAGAATTTGCACCCCAAACGATTGCTGCGGGATGCGAAGCGTCTGCATCTCGGCAATGTCAGCACGGGCACTGGTCTCTTCCATGCGCCACAGATGCTCCTGCGCGCCCTGCTTGAGCCTGAGTTCCATCAGCGCAAGCTCATGCGCAAACTCTTGCTTGCGCTCAAACCACTTGAAGAGTTGCGGCACAGCAGGGCCGAGGAACCCGGTGATAAAGGACAGGATCTCAAGCATGGGTCACCGCATCAGAAAGATGATGCCAAGCACGAAGATGGCAAACAAACTGGCCATGCAGATGTCCATCATGGTGTAGACATTCATGGCAGTTTCGTCGCATCAAGATCGAAGTACACCGACTGCGTGGCCCACAAGGGATGGCAACGATGCGTTGAGATGACTTGCACCCTGGTAAACGGCTTGCCAGTGCTTGGGATGTCAAACGGCCCCCAAGCAATATTCCCGACGGGAGCGTCAAAAGGCTTGACCTGCAGCAGCAACTGAGCCGGCCCGTCGCCATACGCCACCACGTTGCTGGACACCAGTTCGCATACCCTGCGCTTGTTGTACGTCCCCCAGGCCCGCCATCCAGTCTCGATTTTTTCGATCTTGGTTACTTGGAAGTCTGTGATGACCGGCATGAAACGTTGCTCAATGTGGTATGCCGCCCAAACTACAATGGCAACACCAATCGCTGGCGCAATCCTGTTTAAGAAACCAATCACTTGCCAGCCTCGCGCTTGATTGCTTCCCAAACCGCCAAAGCAGCAAACAGAATCGCAGCCCAGATGCCACCGCTGGCAACCTTTTCGACCACACCCTGGCGGACCTTGTGCCATTGGGTTGCATCGGCAATTGCCTTCTCATGAGCAATGCGGTGCCCGTGCGGGTCGCCGTTTGGGAAGGCATCACCGAAAGACTGCTTCAACCCTGCAAACTGCTTGTCGATGTGCAGCAGCAGATGTTGCTCATGATTCTTGAGGGCTTCGCTAACTGCCTCCTGAATCATCAAGGCCACGCGATCTTCAGTCAGTGTGCCGTTTCGTCGCTCGCGTCCGTCGTATGTCATGACTCAGAATGGTGTCGGTATTCTGGCGGCAAGCCCAATCGATCCATCTCGCTGATATAGGCTCGCTCGCAATGCTTGATGGTCGGCCACTTGTTGTCTCGCGCCGCAATCCAAAGATCCTGTGGCCAGAAGAGCAGATCAATCAGCACCCAAGCGACCCGCCAACGGCCCCAGCAATTCGTGACCTCATCCTTGCGACCGAGACGGAAAGCGCGAGCCGAGATGGTCTCATCGGCCCACCCGGCGAGGATGGCATTGACCAGTTGGTCGACAGCCACAAAGACCTGATGAGCCCAGATGCGTTTCATGACCGGGTGTATATGGCAGGCCACGGGATCGCAGCCATGTTGAATGCGCCGGGGTTAGCTTGAGCCTGCGCAATGGCTTGCTGAGCCACGGCGAAGGTCGAGGTGTCCTGCACTCCTGCGGCGGCAAAAATCTGCTGCGCAAGCGTTGAGGTCATCGCCACAAATGACCCGTCCATAGTCTTCCAGTTGATGCCTGCGGGCAGATTGGACCCCATCAGCAGCAGCCCCAGTTGTTGCGTGCGACTGATAACGTCGCTGTGAAACCACTTGCCATTGACCGAGTAGCCACCTTCTTGCGTGCGCCGGTCCCGCTCCGCCTTGATGGTTGAGACAATCGCCTCGGTGCGTTGTTGCAGTTCTTGAGAGGTTGCAGCCCGTACCACCCAAGTTTGCTGCCAGCGCCCCGCAACTTGCTGCGGCACCCCTTCGTCAACCGATTGGCTGATCTGATTGTGGTCTGGGCGCGGCGTAACTGCCACTGGATAGACGCCCCATCGCGCAAGATCCTGCTCTGTCGGACTTGCGGGGAACGACACCGTGGGGTTGTCTCGACGCAGTTGCGTGATGCTGTAGGGGTACGTTTCGATCTGGCCGTTGCTGATTTTGATGTACATCGACATTCGTTTCTCCTACGCTGCAAGCCGCAACGCGAGTTTGTCTTGCAAGGCTTGACGCACCGCCGCCATCGGCGCATCCCAGTTGCCATATTGGGTTTGCCGAAACAACCGAACCGCGTCGTACCAGACGGATCTTTCGCCAGGTTTTGCCCACGCATAGTACGGCATCACAGGCACGATGACCCATGTTTCCTTACCAAGCGCAGCGGCAAGGTGGGCAATGCTGGTGCAGCTAGTAATGACCAGATCCAGCCCCGCGAGGATGCTCGCGGTGTCTTCAAACGTCTTCATCTGATCGCGAAGATCCGCAAACGGCAGGCCGTCAATAAGGTCTTCGTCACGCTGCAAGCTGTACAGCGTCACGCCTGGGATGTTGTGCAGATCAATCAGCGGCTGGGGGTCGAACCTTCGGTGCTGCTGGTGCTCAAACTCGGGGTTGCCAGCCCACCGAATGCCGACCTTCAACGTGCCGGGTTTTGCGTACAAGGAGCGCGGCTCGGCAGTCATATACGCCTGACCGGGGAAGTTGTGCGAGTCGTAGCCAAGGATATGCGCCGCCGACATTGACGGCACCCAGTAGTCGTAGTGGACGTAAGGGGTTGCGCCGTTGTCGATGCAGATGAACCCGTGGCGGGAGAACAGCGGCATCAGCGACGGGTGGCAAGAGATGACAACACGGGCGCCCCGGTCGGCAAAGTCCTGCGCAAACCGGAAGTTCATGATCTGTCATGATCTGGTCGCCCAGCCCATTTTCGCAGCGGAACAGCAGGGTCTTGCCAATCAGAGGCTCATCACGCCAGATGGGGCCAGGAATACGCGGCAGCCCGAAGACATTGATGAACCTGCCCGCATCCATCATGGCGAGGCCTTTGTTGAGCCTGCCATGCCTCATCTCATGCCAACCGAGGTTGAAGACCACCCGCGCATCATCTTGCTCTGGATAGGAGCGAAGAATGTCTTCGGACACTTCAGGGCGCCCGTTGATGCACGCAGCCAGCGCGATGTCGAGTGGGTGTTTCATGGATTTTGGAGGGCGGCGGCGGATGCTGAATTACTGCCAGATGCAGCAGATTCCCAAGAAGTCAAAGCGCCAATCTGGACAGGAGAAGATTTGTCAACGGTAGTGCCGTCACCTAGCCTGCCATTAGATCCAGCTCCCCACGCCCAAATAGTTCCATCAGTTTTGACTGCGTAGCCAAAGCTGTTCCCTCCAGCAACTTGCGCCCAGTCAGACAAAGCGCCAATCTGGACAGGAGAAGATTTGTCAACGGTAGTGCCGTCACCTAGCCTGCCATTAGCTCCAAGACCCCATGCCCAAATAGTTCCATTGGTTTTGACTGCGTAGCCGGTGCTGTTCCCCGCAGCAACTTGAGCCCAATCAGACAAAGCCCCAATCTGGACAGGGGAGGACTTACTAACCGTTGTGCCATCGCCAAGCTCGCCGCTTGTTCCGACTCCCCACGCCCAAATAGTTCCATCAGTTTTGACTGCGTAGCCAAAGCTGTTCCCTCCAGCAACTTGAGCCCAGTCAGACAAAGCCCCAATCTGGACGGGGGAGGACTTGTCAACGGTAGTGCCGTCACCTAGCCTGCCATTAGCTCCAATTCCCCATGCCCACAACGTCCCGTTAGTCTTGACTGCGTAGCCATTGAAGGCACCCCCAGCAACTTGAGCCCAGTCAGACAAAGCCCCAATCTGGACAGGTGAGGACTTACTAACCGTTGTGCCATCGCCAAGCTCGCCGCTTGTTCCGACTCCCCATGCCCAAAGAGTGCCGTTGGTCTTGACTGCATAGCCAGTGCTATTCCCTCCGGCAACTTGAGCCCAATCAGACAGCGCACCAACTTGTACAGGAGATGAACGAGGGTTGATCGTGCCATCGCCAAGTTGGCCGTTAGCAACAACCACCCAGTCAGACAGCGCGCCCACTTGGACCGGTGAAGAAAAAGATCCGCCTAGCAGCCCTGTGCCGGGAGCCGCGCCCCATGCCCAAAGAGCGCCGCCGCCGGTTTTTATAGCAATGCCAGCATTACCGCCCGCCGATATTTGCGCCCAGTCGGATGAAGATCCAATTTGGACAGGTGAGGACTTGGAGACAGCAGTGCCATCACCTAGCTGGCCGTTTGCTCCAAGACCCCATGCCCAAATAGTTCCATTGGTTTTGACTGCGTAGCCAGAATTACTTGTATTTACGCTAGCAACTTGCGCCCAGTCAGACAAAGCCCCAATCTGGACGGGAGAGGACTTATTAACGGTAGTGCCGTCACCTAGCTGGCCGTTTGTTCCGAGGCCCCACGCCCAAATAGTTCCATCAGTTTTGACTGCATAGCCATTGCTAACCCCCCCAGCAACTTGCGCCCAGTCTGACAGCGCTCCAATCTGGACAGGTGAGGACTTGGTGACAGTAGTGCCGTCACCTAGCTGGCCGCTTGTTGCGAGGCCCCACGCCCAAATAGTTCCATCAGTTTTGATTGCGTAGCCAGTGTTGCCCCCCCCAGCAACTTGCGCCCAATCCGACAGCGCACCAATTTGAACGGGAGAAGATTTGTTGACAGTCGTGCCGTCACCTAGCCTGCCGTTTGATCCACCTCCCCATGCCCAAAGCGTGCCGTTAGTCTTGACTGCGTAGCCATTGTTAGACCCCGCAGCAACTTGAGCCCAATCCGACAACGCTCCAATCTGGACGGGAGAGGACTTGTTAGCCGTTGTGCCGTCGCCTAGTTGGCCGCCTGTGTTGAGTCCCCATGCCCAAAGCGTGCCGTTAGTCTTGACTGCGTAGCCGGTGCTGTTCCCCGCAGCAACTTGAGCCCAGTCAGACAAAGCCCCAATCTGGACAGGTGAGGACTTGGTGACAGTAGTGCCGTCACCTAGTTGGCCGCTTGTTGCGAGGCCCCACGCCCACAGAGTGCCACCTGTTTTAACAGCTAACGTAAAATTGGATCCTCCCGAGACGCTAGCCCAATCTGTTGATGTGCCTACCTGTTTGGGATTGGTTTCATTTCCGGCCTGCCCATTGCCAACCTGCCCCCAAGCGTTGTCTCCCCACAGGTATAGCTCATACCCGCCACCACCAGCAGGCACATTCCCAGCAGCAGCTTGCAGATGTTTTGACAGCATCTCGTTGCCTTAAGCGTAGCTGCCCACGACCGCGCCATAAAGCGTGGTGGAGACCTTCCAGAACACCAGCGTATTGGCAGCAGTCAGCGTGGGCGCGACATTGCCAGCCGAAGTCACCCATGTAATCGTCGGCCACCCCACCGTGTAGCTTGCGCCATTGGTCAGCATCAACACAATGCTCTGCCCCGCGCTTAGCGAGTCAGTGAACGTCGGATTGCCCGTCAGCGCACAAGTTTGGATGCTTCCGTTGGTCGGGTTCAGCGCAATGCTGCCCGTCGTGCCAAGCGCGAAAACCTGCTCGGTATACCCCTTGTTAAGCGTCAGCGTCTCAGCCGTTTTGTTGGTGAGCGTCTGCGTGGCAT